AATCGATCAAGACCGGCATGGAAACACGCTGGTCCAACCCGCAGATGATGCTCGTCAAGCCCGCTTAAGGAACCAGAACCATGCCTGTTGTCTCCGCTGCCTCCACTGCCACGAAAGGTCCGAAGCAGCTTTCGGATCAGAACAGCCAAGGCACTGTCCTCGGCGCTTCCTCGACCGATCTCATCGGCTTTTACGGTGCCAACCCCGGCATCGTGCAGCCTGCCTCTCAGGGTTCCCTGAAGGGCTACGTCGGCGTTGTGACCACCTACGCTGTGACGCTGACCCCGGTCTCCGTTGCCGCCAACACGGCTGCTGAACAGACCCTGACGGTTACCGGTCTCGCCACCGGCCAGCTCGTCGTGGTGACCAAGCCTACCACGCAGGCGGGCCTTGCCCTGTCTCCGTCGGCTCGCGTCTCCGCAACCAACACCCTGGCTGTGAACTTTGGAAACTACACGGCGGCGGCTATCACCCCGACCGCTGGCGAAACTTACCTGGTCACTGCCATCCCGGCGACCATGCTGCTGACGGCCACGCTGACCCCTTCGGCGGTTGGTCCCAACACCGCCATCGAACAGCAGTTCACGGTTACGGGCCTTGCCGCTGGCTCCCCGGTCATCGTCAACAAGGCGGCCTCTCAGGCTGGTCTGGCCATCCTCGGTGCTCGCGCCGTGGCTGCCAACACCCTGGGCATCACCTACCAGAACCTCACTGCTGCGACGATCACCCCGACCGCCGCAGAAAGCTACCTCGTGTATGCTTCGCCGGAAATTCAGGTTGCGCCGGTTCTCAAGACCGTAACCGCCACGCTGACCCCGACCTCGGTGGCTGCGAACACCACGGTGGAACAGACGTTCACCGTCAACGGCATCAACGCCAACATGCAGATCTACGTCAACAAGCCCACGTTCACCACGGGTCTCGGCATTGGTGGCTATCGCGTCTCGGCGGCTAACACTGTGGCGATCACCTACGTCAACAACACCTCGGCGGCGATTGTGCCTCCCTCGGAAAGCTACACCATCGGCGTGTTCCCTGGTGCGGTTCCGGCGGCGGGTTCCTCCACCGCTTACACTTCGATGAACGGCGGACCCACTGCCGACCACGCCTCGTTTGTTTCGCTTGGCCTGATCGCTGGTCCGTAATAGTATCTCGGAGAGCGTCCCTCCCCGACTGGATATCCACCGTGACCTACGTGATTTTTGCGACTCCCTCGTTAGATCACAAAGTCACGGTGGATTTTTTACGTTCAGCCCTGGCCACCGACGCGGCCTGCGAGAAGGCCGGATTCACCAGAGGCTGGGCGCAACGGTGCGGCGATCCGTTCATTGCCAAGGCCCGCAGCAAGATGGTCGCGGAGTTTCTTGATACGCCTGCGGCCACCGATCTTTTCTTTCTGGATGATGATCTCGGATGGCCAGCGCACAAGGTCATTGAGTTTTTGAACAGGCGGGAAGATGTGGTCTGTGGCGTTTATCCCAAGAAACAGGACACGCCTGACTGGCCGGTATCGCTGGCGGCTCACGCAGACACCCGCAAGCTGGTGGAACGTGATGGCCTGATCATGGCGACCCATGTCCCGACGGGCTTCCTCCGCATCAAACGCCACGTACTGGAAGATATCTATTACAAAGCGCCGGTCTTCCGAGATGTGGAGATCAGCGGCGAACGAGTGAAATATCACGCTGTGTTCAACTCAGGGCCTGGCGCGGACGAGTGGTGGTGGGGCGAAGACTACGCTTTCTCCAACGCTCTGACCGCAGCTGGCTATGAAATGTGGGTTGATCCTGACATTGCCTTCAAGCACCGGGGGTCCAAGACGTGGACCGGCACACTGACCCAGGGTGTTTCCACCTTCAGAGACCGGGCGAGAAAGATCAATGGATCACAACGAATATCCGAAGCACATGCATCACCCGCACAGCCAGCGGGGCAAGACCGAAAAGGTCGAGGAGTATCTTTCGGACAAAAAGGCAAACTGGCAAGGCACGCCCGATAAATATCCGCCTGTTCTGGTGTATAATGCCGACCAGGAAGAGCAACACCGCGCCCAAGGGTATTACACGCTGGGAACCTCCTCACCGGAAGCCTTCGCCCAAGCTGCGGCGATTCCTCCCGCGCCGGATTACATCCCGCAGCAATACCCGAAGTGGGTTGGCGACAAGCTCGTCCAGAGCGAGGAAGAAGAACGCGAGCTGACTCCGGTCAGGCGCGGTAGGCAGAAAGAACCGTCATGAGCGTCAACGCTGGTCAGCTGATTCTGGACGCACTCCAAAAGATCGGGGTGTATGCCGCGACGGAAACGCTGAACAGCTCCGACGCCCAACTGGGTTTGTCTGTTCTCAACGACATGATGGATTCATGGTCGAATGAGAACCTTGTGACGTATGCCAACCTGGAACAGTCATTCACTCTGGTTCCAGGCACTGCGGTTTATACGTGTGGACCGGGTGGCACGGGTGTTTCCGTGCGCCCGCTTCGCATTCCCGAAGGCCCTGGTCGTGCGCGGATTCGGGACACGAATCTGAACGATTACGACATGGCGGTCATCACACAGGATCAATGGAACCTGATTGGCCTGAAAACCAACAGCTCCAACATTCCCGACACGCTGTTCTACGACCCGCAATATCCTCTGGGCATCATCAATATCTTTCCGGTCCCGCAGATTGGCTACACGCTCTATTTTGACAGCTACCTTCAGCTTCAAGAGTTCCCAAGCCTTTCGACCAATATGTCGCTGCCGCTTGGCTACAAGCTGGCGATCACCACAAACCTTGCCCTTGAGCTGCAACCTTATTTCACGGACGCGGAAGTCAATCCGTTGCTGATGCGCTCTGCTGCAAAGGCGCTCGGCAACATCAAGCGGACTAACATGACGCCGATCAAGGCGGTGTTTGATCCCGAGATCGTCAGCCGCGCCTCGCCAACCTACAACATCTATAGAGACCGAGCCGGAGGAACGTAAATGGGTGAAGTGGTCACGCCGTTTGGCAAGTTCGCTCCTGGTTCGCCGGACACGGACATTGTTGAGGATCTTGAGCGCATGTTGGCCGAAGCCAAGCGTGGCGAGATTGTGGCCATTGCCTACGCCTGTGCCGCGCCCAACAGGGACATAACCATTGGATGGTGCAACGGCGACAATGCCGGTCAACACACCATGCTGGCAGCTCTGACGGGCTTGCAGGCGCGATATCTTCAGCACTGGATGGCAAGTGAATGAAGACGCCATTCCTTGGCACTGCGTACACGTCCCGCGCTCGGGAACTGTCGTATGAACAGTGCATCAACCTTTATCCCGAGATTGTAGAAACCAAGCAGGGCGCACAGGTTGGTGCGTTCTACGGTACGCCTGGACTGGATCTTCTGGCAAACGTCGGCGCGGGTCCGATTCGCGGGATGCTGACGTTCAACGGCAATCTCTACGTGGTGTCGGGAACGGGCGTTTATATCGTCACGTCCAACTTCAACGTCTCGTCCATAGGCAACATTGCAACGGGTTCGGGCCAAGTCTCAATGATTGCCAACTCGACGCAAGTGGCGCTGTTCGATGGCATCAACGGTTACAGCATCGTCAATGGCGCGTTGAATTTGATCACGTTGCCTTTCACCAACCCCGGCACGGCGGTCTATCAGGACGGCTTTGGCGTTGTGAGCCAGAACGGCACGTCGAACATCTGGCAATCGTCAATCAACGACCTGACCAGCTGGCCTGCGTTGAACTTCGGCGTAGAGAACGGCAAGCTTTCCAACATTGTCGGCATCGGTGAGCTGCACCGGCAGATTTACGTGTTCAAGGAACGCGGGACGTTTGTGTGGGTCAATGCCGGGTTATCTCCGTTTGCGTTCCAGCGTCTGGACGGTGTGTCGCTTGAGATCGGTTGTATTGCGGCTGGATCAATCTGCAATGTGGGTGACAACCTGTTGTGGCTCTCGCAGAACGACCAGGGCCAGGGCGTGGTCTACCTCGCCAACGGATATCAGCCGGAACGGGTATCAACGCATGGCATGGAGTACGCCACGGCTCAATACCCGACGCTGACGGATGCCATCGCTTACGCCTACCAACAAGAAGGCCATTATTTTTATCAGCTGACATTCCCGTCGGGCAATGAAACCTGGGTGCTTGATCTCACCGCAACCCGTCAGTTGGGTTATCCCGCGTGGCACAAGCGCCTGGCGTTCAGTAACGGCAATTTCTCCCGGCATCAGACAGCAACCTGTCAATTCTTTGCGGGTCGCGTTGTTGTCGGGGATTATAATGCCGGGAAAATCTACGCCTACAATCTCAACACCTACACGGACAACGGCGCTAACCGTAAATGGCTCCGTAGCTGGCGGGCATTGCCTCAAACGACCACCACGGCGTTTCGTATTAGCTGGTTGGAAATTCAGGCGGAGACCGGAGGCTATTCCACGGTTGCGAACCCGCAGATGATGCTTCGTCAATCGTTTGACACGTCCAGCTTCACTTCTGAGTTCTTCCAGCCTGTCGGATTGATTGGACAGACCGCGCAGCGGATCAAGTTTAACCGGCTTGGGGTAGAACGGCGCGGCTTGGCGCAAGATCGGGTGTTTGAACTATCCTCGACCGATCCCTACAAGGTAGCACTTCTATCTGCGGAGATCGGGTGATGGTCGTCAAGGTTTCCCCGGTTGCTCCGAGTCCGTGGGTCCAGCCCAACGGTCAGCCCGTTCCGGCGTATTATCAATACAATGTCACGCTCGCCAACGCGGTCAGCAACTTGCAGAAGTCTTGCTCTACCATCACCCCGCTTCCGGTCAGCCCAACCACGACGCAGATTGTGACTGCGGTCAACGCCATTATCGCGGCGCTCACGGGTCCATGAGCACACCGTTCTTCATCACCGGTTTGCCGAGATCCCGCACTGCCTGGCTATCCGTAGCGACCTCAACACCGGAAAGCGTTTGCCATCATGAACCCACCGCCTGGCTGAGTGATTGGCCCGAGTTGGTGCGGTTGTGGACCGAAAGCAAGTTTCGATATGTCGGCATTGCGGACGCTGGTCTTGGAATGTTGCTGCCGTCGATTCTGGATGAACTCCGCCCGCGCACATTGATTGTCCGCCGGTCCGTGGATCAGGTCGAGCAAAGCCTCGACGCATACGGTGTTTCAGGGCCGGGGTTGCGTAAGCGGCTGGACGCATTAAACGAGATGCTCAGACTGTACGAAGATCATCCGCTGGTGCGAGTGATACAATACGATGAGTTGGATTATTGGGCTGTTTCCGACGCCATTGATTGGCTGACGCCGGGAACGACCAACCCGATGCTCCATCAACTTATGCATCTGAACATTCAGAGCGATCTGCGCTATAACGTCGAGATGGCGCACGGTGTCAACGAATGGTGGGTGCCTGACGAATTGAAGGAATAAACCATGCCTTTTTTCATTGCCGCCGCCGTCGCGGGCGCTGCCACTGTTGGCAGCTCTATCATTTCGTCCGGTGCTGCATCCGATGCCGCCGCAGCGCAAAGCCAAGCGTCTGAACAGGCAAACCAACTCCAGGCCCAAGCCTTGGCGCGACAGCAGGCCAACCTTGCGCCCTATCAGCAGGCGGGTCTGCCAGCCGTTACTGCGCTGCAACAAGGCTTGGGCCTGATGCCGGGATCTACCGGCGCGATTGGGCAAGGGTCTCTCAACACGCCATTCAGCCAGCAGGCGTTTCAAGCCTCACCGGCCTATCAATTTGAATTGCAGCAGGGTTCGCAGTCAGCCCAGAACGCGGCATCCCGAACGGGTGGCCTTGGCGGCAATCAGCTTCTTGCCTTGCAACAGCAGGGTCAGGGGCTGGCGCAGATGGACTACCAGCAACAACTTCAAAATTATCAATCGCAACAGCAACAACAGTACAATCAACTGATGGGCTTAACCGGCATTGGGCAGGCGTCCGCGGCGGGTGTCGGTGCGGCACAACAACAATACGCTAACCAGGTTGGGTCTAACCTGGTAGGCGCTGCCAACGCTCAAGGCGCGGCGGGTATTGCTGGAGCAAACGCGATTACCGGAGCCATTGGCGGTGGCGTGAGTAGCCTGTCCAACGCAATGATGATGCAACAGCTTTATGGTGGATCAGGTGGTGTGTTTGGACAACCGCTTGTGTCTTCCAACTACACCATGACCGGAGCGCCTCTGCCAACCACCGCGATGGACTTCGCATCCAGCCCGACGACAGTCATCTAACCGGGACCGTAACCGATGCCCATTGACACATCCATCTATCAGAACCTGAACACGCAATTCCCGCAGTTTGATCCCTCTGCGGCGATGAAACAGGCGAACATGCTGCAACAGCTCCGTCAGCAACAGATGGAGACGCAGGCGGCTGCGGCGGCTTCTCAGAAAGCCAACGCGATCCAGGACATCCTTTCTCAAAGCAATTTTGAGCCCGGTGGGAAGGTGGATGCGAACACGCTCGCCAAGATTCGCGGCGTTGATTTTGATACCTACTCCAAACTTGCCACTGCCAACCAGCTGATGGACAAAACCACTGCCGAGACCGCCCGCGCCCAGGCTGAAACGGACGCCAAACAAACCGACCGCATGTTGAAGTTTGAAGAGGCGCAGAACGACGCTGCGGGGCGAGCCATGCAGGCTTACACCGACACGAAGGGTTCTGTGGCTGAAAAGCAGGCCGCAGCGCAAAAGGTGTGGGATCAAGAGTTCACCGACCTTAACGAGATCGCACCCAAGGGCCACAAGATGCCTCGCCAGTTTGACGCTGGCGTCTTCGCTGTTGCGTCAAAGGATTATGTGGATCGTCAGGACAAGCGCCGCCAAGAAACCTTCAAGGAAAAGATTGACGCTGAAAGGATCGGCATCGAACGCGGGCGGCTTGGGGTTGAACAACGGCGTGAGAGCAGGGAAGAACGAGCGCAAAAGCAAAAGGAAGCCGGTGGGCTGACCGACGAAGGCGCACAGTTCGCGGTGGACCGTTATCTCAGCGGCGATCCAACCGCATTCCAGGGTTACGGTCGCGGAACGCAAGGTGCAAAGAATCTTGAAAAGCTAAACAACCTCTTGGCCCGCACTGCTGCGGCGCGAGGCATCAATCCGGAACAACTTAACCGTGCCAGGATGGGCTTGGCCGCTGAAACTGCGGAGGCTCGGACCACTGGCAAGCTGGCTGGCTCCATGGAATACGTCATCCCGACAGTTCGCCAAGCTGCTGACAATTTCCGTGAAACGCAAAGCGCCCTGAACGTGAAGGTTCCCAGCCAAACGCTCAACAAGTTTGTGCAAGCCGGTCAATTTGAAACCGGAGACCCGAACATTACGGCAGCGTTGGCATCTGCTGACTTCTTGGCATCGGAATGGGCGGCGCTTAAATCGCGAGGAACGCCGAAGGAAAGCGACAAGGCGGTTACGCGCAAATTGATTGCTCCGTATCTTGCTTCTGGCCAGGTTGACGCTCTGGTGGCTCAAATCAAGAAAGAGACCGACATTGCCGAGCAAGCTTCGGCCAGCCGCATGGGTGCGGTTGAAGGCGGACGCGGTGGCAAGGGTGGCGGTGCGCCCAAAGAAGATCCGCTGGGGATTCGCTGATGCCTACAATCGCAGAAGTTCGCCAGAAATTCCCGCAGTACAGCGATCTGTCAGACGATCAGTTGGCGTCGGCGTTGCACAAGAAATTCTACGCCGACATGCCCGAAGAGCAGTTTAAGGCAAAGATCGGGATGCCAGCTAAGAAATCACAACCCGTCCAACGCGCTCAAACGACGGCTGACAAATGGCGTGACACTGGGCGGGCCTTGGCTACGGGCGCAGGGGGAATCATAGGCGGGGTTCTTGCAGCTCCTGAAGCCGGTGTGGCGGCGATTCCGACATTAGGCATTGGCGGTATAGCAACGGAGGCTGCGGGTGTTGGTCTGGGCGCTGGCCTTGGCGGTCAGCTATATGATTGGGCCACTCAGCAGAGTGGGGTGGCTCCAAGGACTACACTCACCGAGCAAGCCAAGCGTGCGGCTATGGATGTTCCCGAAGGCGCTGCTGGTGTCATGGGAGGTCGCGTCCTGGAAGCTGGCCTTGGCGGTGCTGTATCGGCTGGAAAGAACGCGCTGAAAGGCGCGGTCAAGCCCGTGGTGCGTGAGCCTTGGGAATCGGAAACCTTTGAAATCAATCCGCAGCATGTAACCGGCATGGAATCTGACGGCATTTATCTAACGCCAGGGCGAAAAGCTGGTGGCTCTTTGGCTCGTGCTGAACAACGCGCAAAGAGCAATCCCTTTGTCAGCCAAGCGATCCGCCAGGAAGAGGATCGTTCTGTTCGCAGCATGAACGTCGCGGCTTACAACAAGGTACTAGAGCCTCTTGGCATCAAATACACCGGCAAGGTCGGACGCGAAGGTATTGCCAACCTTCAGCAAATCTTGAGCAATCAGTACGAAAAGATAATCCCAAAAATTAGGGTCAGGGCAGACAATGAGTTTGTTCACGATCTCAACATGATCAGGGCTGGTGGAGCCGAACTTCCTCCCGCGCAAGAAAAGCAACTTGAAGCGATTATTAATGGCCGCGTTCTCAAACGTCTCAAGCCCGGCGACCAGATTGACGGTCAAACGTTCAAGGACATTGAATCGCAACTGGGTCATTTGTCGAGAATATACAAACGTTCTGGAGATACCGCGCAGCAACTGTTAGGCGATGAATTGTCCAACGTTCAAATGGCTTTGCGGTCGGCAGCCGAACGGCATTCTAATCCCGCTGTCAAAGATGCCTTGCGAGCAACTAACAAGTCCTACGCGATGCTTACTCGAGTTGAGGAGGCGTCAGCTCGCAGGTTGAACAGCGAAGGCATTTTCAGCACTGGCGATCTTCTTAGCGAGGTGAAACGTCAAGCTGGTGGCGTCAGACACAAAGTTTATGCGGCGGGTGATGCGTTGCTGCAACCGTTTGCTGAACGCAATCATACGGTCATGCGCGACCTTGTGCCAGATTCTGGAACCGCTGAACGTTCAACCGCAAAAGGCGTAGGCGGTTTGTTCAACAATTTTGTTGTGGCACCGACAACCAATGCGCTTGCATCGCAAATGCTGCGGCGAGGAGTAAAAACTTCGCCACGCCCCAACGTTAATGCCCTGCCGGTTACGACACAAGCGGCTGGGCAAATTCTGCCTCCGAGCATGCAACAATGAACCGCATCGACATCCGTTTCATCCCCGGTGAAGAACAACGCTACGATACGCTAGGCGACTGGTGGTTTGCGGAAGACTGCTTGCACATTCGCGCAACGGGTGATGAGCCGGAAGCCTTCCTGATCGCCTTGCACGAGCTTGTGGAGGCTTATCTCTGCAAGCGGCGGGGTGTGACGCAAGAGGCGGTAGACGCCCATGACTGGCGGTTCCAGGCTGAACTGGAAGGTAAGCTGCATCCAGACGACGCCGAGCCTGGTGACGATCCCCGTGCACCGTATCGCCGCGAACACCGTTTCGCCATGCTCATGGAAATGCTAATGGCCCATGAATTGGGGATCGATGGTTACGGGGTTTGCAAATGAGGGTGTTGATCATTGATGCAGACAACATCGGCCTCGACTTTGCGGTGCGCTGCGAAGCCTATGGGCATGAGGTCCGGTGGTATCGCTACAGCAAAAAACCTACGCGCAACGGTGAAGGCTTCCCCGGCGTCACCATTGTCGACGATTGGAAGCCGTCCATGTCCTGGGCGAAGAATGGCTTGATCGTCACCACGGCCAACGCGAAGTACATGCCCGAGCTGGATCGTTACCGTGACATGGGGTTTTTAATATTCTCACCAACGGTTCGGTCCTCCAGGTTGGAGATCGACCGTAAGGCGGGACTTGACGCCATGAAGCGGGTCGGCATCGACGTGCCGGAGTATCAAGTGTTCAACGGCCTGAAGGAAGCAGAAACGTTTGCGCGGAAGTCCGACAAGTCTTTTGTGTTCAAGACTATGGGGGACAATGAGGACAAGTCCCTGTCCTACGTCTCGACCGACCCGGCGGATCTCGTGGGCTGGCTCCAACGCAAACAGGCCCAAGGGCTGAACCCCAAGGGCCAGGTCATGCTGCAAGAAAAGATCGACATGATCGCGGAAGTCGGCGTGTCGGGCTGGTTTGGGCCGGAAGGTTTCTTGCCCAACAAGTGGCAAATTTGTTTCGAACACAAGAAGCTGATGCCTGGGAATTTCGGCCCCAACACGGGCGAACAAGGCACGGTCTGCCAATACGTCGAGCAAGACAAGATGGCCGAAGAAATGCTGATGCCTATGGAGGCTGAACTGTTGAAGGCTGGCCATCGGGGCGACTTTGCCATTGGCTGCGGCATTGATTCCAAGGGCAAGGCATGGCCGTTTGAGTTCACCTGTAGGCTCGGCTGGCCTGCATTCTTCATCCAGTGCGCGTCACACCCCTGCGACCCCGCCCAGTGGATGTATGACCTCCTGCAAGGTGAGGACAGCCTTAAGGTCTCCCGCGATGTTTCCATGGGTGTGGTGCTGGCGCAGCCTCGTTATCCTTACGGCGACGCTGAACCCAAGGAGGTTGAGGGGAATCCGATTGCTGGTGCGGATGAGGTCTGGGACCAGGTTCACCCGGTGGATATGATGATCGGCAAGGGTCCGGCCATGCAGGATGGCAAGGTCGTCGAGAAGCCGATTTATCAAACCAGCGGCGAATATGTTATGGTGGTCACCGGACTTGGGAAGACGGTTTCCAAGGCTAAAGACAAGGTCTATGGCGCGGTGGATCAGATCAAGTTCTCCAACATGATCGTCCGCAACGACGTAGGCGATGGCGTCATCAAGAAACTGCCCGAGCTGCACAAGTTCGGCTATGCGATGGACATGCAGCCATGACCGCACCCAAGCTGACAAGCTATTCCACGGGAACGCCAGCCACTGCGATCACCGGCGACCAGCTCAACACGTTCATTCAATCCTGCGACAACATGGCCCAGCTTCGGGCTTTCCCGGCTGCGCCTGGGCAGATGGTTTACGTTCGGGGCTTCTCAAGCATCAATGACGGCGGACAGGGATTTTTCTATTATTCGCTTGGGTCTGGAACCGACGACGGCGGCATCACCACGGTGGTTCCCGCAACATATCCTCCCGCCTATTGGTACCGATCTTCCGGCCTGAACACGATCAGCCAAAATTACGTCCGCAATACAACTGTGGGCCAAACGGTTATCACCGCAAACTACTCGCCAGGCTATGTGCTTGTGTACCTGAACGGCGTACTGCTTGCGCCAAGCGATTATACGGCAACCAACGGGACAACCATCACCTTGTCTCTGGCTGCGGGCACGGGCGACACGGTGGACGTGTTCAGCCTTTCGACCATTTCAATCTACAACGCGGCAACCACGTCTTTGAACAATGTGGCGAGCGTGTCTTTGTCGAATTACGCAAATGACGCAGCAGCTTCGGCGGGCGGCATTCAGGTCGGCCAGCTTTATCGTAACGGCTCCGTTGTTCAGGTGAGGATCGCCTAATGTCTATCCCCAGGAACCTTGCGCTGTTTGCTGAGAACATTACGTCCGGCGGTGTGCTGAACACCACTGGAGGCGGCACTGGCACGACCACGCTGACCGGCACTGGCAACCTGGTTCTGTCGAACAATCCGGTATTCGTAGCTCCGGCACTTGGAACACCCGCGTCTGGTGTTGCAACCAACTTGACGGGCCTGCCATTAACGACTGGCGTCACCGGCACGCTGACCGTGTCCAATGGCGGAACGGGTGGATCAACAATATTTACTGCGTTGACCAACCTTGGACTCCAAGGTTCAGTAAATGCAACCATTTCTTATCCAGATGCTAATCCAAATGCACCTCCATTACAAGGTGATCAAATTGCAGTTCGACAAGGATCAACCGCAACACCAAGCGCAGATATTAATCCAACTGCATATGTACAATATATAGAGGGAGCAAATGCATCTACGGCTATTCGTCGTGCAATGTATAATGTACATGTAAGAAATCCTACTTCAAGTGGCTATGGACAAAGTTTTTATCAATATACTGAATCACAGATCACCGATCCTACTGTTCAAACGGTTGCTATTGGATCGACTATGAATCAAACTGGCGGGGGTGCTGGGTGGGCATTATATGGCAATGCCCTAAATCGAAATTATTTTGGATCTATTATTGGTTTGGAATTAGACGTTGGTAATTCATCCAGTCAAACTGGATTCTTAACCACTACGGGGAATACTAATAGTAATAATACATTGACTGGTCTTGCATCTACCGCAGGGGTGGCGGTTGGGGCATATATTGTAATGTCTAATGTACCCGCAGGAACACAAGTAGCCAGTATCGTTTCATCTAGTTCAGTAACTATGACACAATCAGCAACTGCTACAGCAACCGGCGTAAGTGTTACTTTTGCAGGAACAGATTATACTTATAACGCCAACTTACCCCAGGGCGGATCATCCATAGTAACAACAGGAAATACATATTCCAATACCACAATTGATGGATTAGCATCAATTTCAAATGTGGTTATTGGTACTGCCGTAAGTGGTCCAAATATTGTATTTGGTACTAAAGTAACGGCTATCAATTCATCTACATCAATAACAATTTCTGTTTCAACAACTAGTACAGTAACTGGCGCAAGTATTACCTTCAGCAATCCTGCATCAAAGGGATTATGGATTTATGGTGCAGCAGGAAATAAAAATACATTAGCAATTGGTATGGGTGCTGCATCAACTGGTCAATTTTATACGGGTATTTTTACACAAGCAGGAAGTTTAACGCAATACGGGGCCGATTTTCAAGCTAGCCCTCCAATAGGTATTTTATTTCGAAATGGAGCAACTACAGGAGGCCTAGGAGTTACCCCGGGAGGTATAGGTATTGATTTTGGTTTGAATACCAAGGGATATGGAGCGGGGGTAAACCAAGGATGTGTACAATTTCACGCACACAAAAGACTAATGGGTACCGATCCAAGTGAAGATGTAACATATGGCGGAAAACATTATTGGTCGTTCGATACAACTAACATAAGAGATGTTTGTACTATAGCAGGGGCGCCGGTGTTTCAAATCGGAGGTGGAGCGGCTCTGCCTGGATCCAACAATTCATATGCATTGGGGGTAGTTGGTCTTGCGTGGTCAAACGTGGCGACTACATCCATCACATTAGGTGCTTATGTTGTATCTGGTTTACCGTCTGCATCAAGCAACGCATATACTCGTACATTTGTGACTGATAGTAATGCTACAGCTTCTGGGAATTTTGGTGCAATAGTCGCTGGCGGAGGATCAAATAAAGTTCCTGTCTATAGTGACGGAACTAATTGGCGTATTGGATAATTAATGGGCGCTTACGACACGCTGCATGATTTTTCGCACACCTCCTGGAAACGGGAGAATGTGAAATTCGACATGCGCGCAACCAAGCTTGTCAAACCGGTTGCGGTGAAAAATGGGTTGGCTGATTTCACACACACAAGGGTCGCCTAATGTCCGTCTCGCTCCTCCCCAGCATCATTCCCGAGTTTCTGATCCAGGGCGTACCGGCTAGCGGCGGGCTGCTGTACACCTATGCCGCAGGGACCACGACCAAGCTCGCGACCTATACGGATTCCACGGGATCCACTCCTCAGACAAACCCGATTGTCCTGAATGCCAGAGGGGAACCGCAGAACACGCTTGGCAACTCGGTGGGGCTTTGGCTGACCAACTCCACGGCATACAAGTTCGTGCTGTCTCCTTCGACGGATACCGACCCGCCGACGAATGCCATCTGGACAATTGACAACATCACCGCTGGCCAGCTTACCGGCACCAGCTACGCGGCTGCGGGGACTAACGCTATTGCGCTGACGCCTGGCACGAACACGCCAACGCTGACGTCGTACTCAAACTACAATACGTATGTCTTTGCCGCTCCAGCGACCTCCACGGGGCCTGTGACGCTGCAAGTTGGAAGTTTGGGATATCTCAACGCCTACATCAACGGTGTCCAGGCGACGACGGGACAAATCCAGGCCGGTGAAATTATCATCGCGGTCTACAACAGCGCACTGAACTCGGGCGCTGGTGGCTTTGCGTTGTACCTTTCGATAAACAGCCAACCCGTGCTCTACGGTCCCGAATCTGGATCGGCCAACGCGTATGTCGTAAATCCGACCAACGTGCTGTCGTCTCTGACCACCGGGCAAATCATTACCTTTATTGCCACCGCCGCAAACACCACCGCTTCCACGTTAAACGTGTCCGGTCTTGGCGCTAAAAATATCGTCAACCAAGCTGGCGCTGCATTGATTGCCAACCAGATCCTCGCGGGCAGCACTTGCGTCTGTGTTTACAACGGCACCAGTTGGGTCATGTCAAACACCGGATCGACGGGCTATCTTAATGCTCCCACCGTTACCAACGGTTTGACGGTTGATAGTTTTGCAGGCGCGGGATTGGCGACCAACGCCCAGGCAAAGGCTTCGTCTAGTAGTGTTGTGCTGACCCCGTCGTCCATTGCTGGCAACGTAACAACAGGTTCCAGCGGGTCCATCTCACTACCGGGTGGGTACATTGAAAAATGGACGGCGGTTTCAAGCAACATCAACACCAATAGCTCATATACTTGGCCCGTGGCATTTCCGACCGCGTGCGACAACGTACAGATATCGTTCACCGCCCCGTCCGTGTTCAGTCCAAACTTGAATTACATCATCACAGTAAACTCTGCTTCCACTAGCGCATCACAAGTCGCATGGTTCTGGCAGGTAAACGGCGGAACGAACGGCAGTGGAACGGCCACGACCATCTACATTCGCGCATTGGGGCATTAGCGATGACCGATTGGCAGCAAGCATTTGATGGCGCGGTAGCCTTGGTCTTCACTGGCATAGGGTGGTTTCTGTCCACGCTGTACCGCGACATGCGGTCCCTTGAACAGAACCTGACGGAGCTGGTGCAAGAGCTGCCAAACACCTACGCCAGGCGCGATGATCTGCGCGACATGATGAGCGAAGTGCGAGCGGCTCTGCGTAGGATCGAAGACAAGCTGGATGGCAAGGCTGATAAATGACCACGCCGTTTGTTGCAGACGACATTGAAAACGAGGAAGGCCGGTTCCTCCACGCCTATCCCGATCCGCTGACTCATGCGTCGCCGTGGACCGTGGGTGTAGGCTTTACGGGGCCTAACATCGGACCCAATACGACGATGACCGACGCCCAAGTGGATGCTGAGCTAGACCACCGGGTGGAAATGATCTGCGGCGAGCTGGATGCAAAGATTCCTTGGTGGCGTGACCTGTCCGATGTTCGCCAGGATGTGGTGGTCCAGATGGCCTACCAGCTCGGGATCGGTGGGCTGCTGACTTTCAATCAAACGCTTGCCTGCCTGAGAAGCGGTGACTGGTCCGGTGCTGCGGCGCACATGCTGGATTCTCGCGCTGCATGTCAAACTCCTGCCCGGTGGAAACGACAAGCTCGGCAGATGCTGCTGAACGAACGAGTGTGGTTGTAAAACAACGGCTTGGATGATATAGCGCGGCAAGAGGTGCATCATGATTCAACAGATGATCGACGCCGTTATCCGCCATGCATTGACCGGTTTTGCCGGAGTGCTTGTGGCGCATGGTTACGCTACAAACGATCAATCACAGGCGCTGGTCGGAGGCGTAATGGCCGCGATCGGCATCTACCTCTCATACAAACACAAGCAAGACATGCTGAAGGGTTCCTGATGTCTCTGACTTCGCAACTGCTCAAGAACCAGATCACGCCGGAAGAATTTGCGGTGAAGGCCGCTGCTGACGTGATGAAGGCCGTCAAATGGTTCCAGGTGATCCCTGGCGTCATTGCCGTGGAAAACTGGCTGCTGACCCAGCTGGAAAAGTACATTTCTGTCTCGGCTGGCGATCTCTTCGCGGTCAACGTCATTGACCTGGTGAAGACCGAGCTTGCCAAGCTCTCAGCGTCACCCGCTCCCTGATGTTGCCGCCGTCTTATGATCTGGCGTTGGCGCGAGAAACCATTCGCCGGGTCGAGGACGAGTTACGGGCAGGCTACCGCCCGAAAGGGATGAGCGGTCACGGTCACGCGGCGATTACAGCGGCTGCAAAAAAAGCTATTGTTGACGGCTTCGTAAGCACGGTTTCCGCGTTTGAATCTCGAGTAACTCGTTGCGCGGCATTTGGTCTTGAACCGGATTGGACGTTGTACCGCCCTGCGCGGTATCAGCAACCCGTCCCGCGACAGATCATCACACCAGCTGTACAGCCAGTTATTTCAACGCCAGGGCTAGGTTCCCGGCTTCTTGTTATTGGGGATTTGCATCAAAACCCAGGGCAACCCCACCGAGTTGACGTGCTGACCTGGATTGCCAAATACGCATCACGGGAACGGTTTGACCGCATTATACAAGTGGGTGACTGGTCCAGCTGGGATAGCGTTTCCGCGCATGATCGCAACGACACTCTGGCCGGTCGTCACAAGCCCTCGATTCGCCAGGACATGGATAACCTGAAGGAAAGCTTGCAGGCGTGGCGCTTGGGCATGGCACCGGATTACCGACCTAAACAGGACATTCTGCTTGGCAACCACGAATACCGCTTGGAGCGGTGGTGCAACGCCAACCCAGAAACGGCTGAGAGTTTCACGCTGCAACGGGATGAGTTGTTCGCCCAATTTGGCTGGAGGGTTCGACCCTACGGCGAGCTGTACTACGTCAACGGCGTAGCTTTCGTTCACCACCCGGTCAACGGAGCTGGTCGGGCGTTTGGGGGAAAGACGGGTCCGCAACGAGCCGCTAACGACGCAGTGTGTCCGATTGTTTCAGGTCACACCCACCGCCGCCAGTGTCATGACAGCCCAAAGATCGGACCTACAGACAGCATCTCAATGGTTGAGGTGGGCTGCGCGATGCCTTGGGGTGAAATTGAATCCTACGCCCAACATTCCAGCACTGGGTGGTGGTGGGGCGTTGTGGATCTCAGGGTCTCAGATGCGACCATCACCGACTTGGCATTTGTGTCCATGCTTCGAATCAAGGCGATGGCTGAGTAACGACGGGCGCTTGGTATTGGTCACAATGTGTTGCCTGACAGAACGGGCATGGCTTGAGTGTCGGGATCACTGACCACTCTCCNGCGTTTGGGTGGCAAGAAACCGCCGCTCCGCTTCACAGGCTGGGTTACCAATTGCTCGGGTCACGATGGCTGACAACGTGGCTCGGGCTTCATCATTGATTCGGTTCGGAGGCAAAAGTGCCAATGACACGGCGAGTCCGAGACGGGCATCGCTGAGTTCGTTCCGAAGGTCACAAATGGCCGCGTTAACACCCTCAGATATAGCAGCTGACGCCTCGCCCGCGAGGTCAGGGTAACTACTTAAAACGGCTTTGATTGTGCCGACCATATGGTCTCTGGATTCGCTTCTGCTCACTGACCACTCTCCAGCTCAAAGCGGGCGAGGGCGTCGTATGCTCGTTTAAAGCACGTAGCTTTGAGCGGAACCGGCACGAAGTCTCTTGCAATCTCCAAAGTCTCGTCCAGCGCCCCCGCACACTCCCTCGCCACCTCACGCCAGCGGGCGGCTTCGGCCTTGGCGTCGGATAGCTTGTCGCGAAGGTCAGCTTGATCGCGGCACAGATAGTCCACATGATCGGCGTGGGTTTCTTTCAGCTTATCGTACTCTCGCACGTTGTCGGTGTGGGTACGCACCAAACCTTCAAACATTTCGCGGGCGTCCTTTGCTTCAGCCTCCAGCGCCGAGACCTTGGCGCGTTCGGTGGTGAGGGCGGTGACGGCTTGGGCGACCGTGTTGGCGGAAACGACCAACCTTTCGTCATGCAACACTGAGACAACCGCCTGAAGGTCAGCGACCAGCGCATCAATGTCAGTCATGGGTGTCTCCTAGGGCTGCGAGGATGGCGGCGCGATGCAGTTGTTTGGTCGGACTAAATTCGCGGACTTCGGCCACATAAGCTGAATGCGCCCGCTCCACCGCCTCGTCCGAGGTCAGGTGCCCCCGGACCAGCGCGAGGATGGCGTCGGCTGTTCCGTCGGCGAAAAGCCGCTGTGCCGGGTCTTGCCCGAAGACAGGCGGCACTATGAGGTTACTGATTTTCTCTCGTAGGCTCACGGTGTAGTCTCCTGTAGGGCGGTCATCACGCCCCCCCGCTTCACGTAGCGCCCGTCGGGCCCGCGCTCGGGGCGGCCACGCTCAAGGGTCTCAGCAACTCCGCTGACGGCTTGTTTGTCCCGCCAGCCGACGAGGTAGCCCGCCGCGTGGCCGTGCATGTGGCCAATGTGATAGAAAACCCAGGCAGCCAGGCCGCCGCCGACGAGTGCCGCGCCGAACGCGGTGATGATGATCTCGGTCATTTGTTCCTCTGTTCGACTTGGCCGTTCATTTTCCGGCGGAGGGTGGGGTGGGAGAGGCCGCGCTTGGGCGGGCGCATCCCGAGGTGCTTTTGCTTGAGCCGAACGGCTTTGACCTTGGCGTCCACGTCGGCCCGGGTCTTGACCTTGTGGGCGGTGGCGAGGACGACCTGCAGGTTTGTTTCTCGGTTCGCTCCGCCGTTGATCAGGGCCACGATGTGGTCCACTTCCCAGCGGTCGCCCGGCATGATCTTCTTGCCGGTGAGCGCGCAGCGGCCGTCCTGGCGTTCCCAGACCCGCAGCTTGACGCGGGGCGGGATGGCGCTGTCGGGCTTGGCCCCGATCCACTCAGGGACGTCGCGGGCGGTCATCCCTCGCCCTCGCCAGGGAACGGCCGCCGCCCGACCGTGATCAGGTCCCAGAGCTTGTCGGCGGTCTCGTCGTCGGCCCGGATCATGAATCCAGCCGGGTTGTCCCTGAACTCCCGCCAGCGCGGGTCGTCGACCGCCATGATCCCAGCGGCGACCAACGGGTCGAAGTCGATGCAGTGAAGGCGGCGCACCGCCTCCTGAAAGGCCAGGCGCTTCATGCTGCGGTTTCCTCTTCCTTTGCCAGCGCCGCGTGGCGGGCTTCGATCTGGGCTTTGATGTCGAGAGCCTCGGCCTTCGCGTGGCCCCAGAACTCCCGCATCGGCTGGGCGTTGATGCCCGTTCCCTCAACGATTCCGGCACTGGCGGCTCGTCAGTCACGCCACCGTCAGGCACAATTGCATCCGCCAAGCCGTGCTCTACGTATTCCCGGAGACGGTCGGGATACGCTTCTGCGTATGCGCGTTCCCACTCGTTCATAGCGTCATCACCAGAACAACAAACACGACCGCGCCAATGAGTGAGCCTTCCAGTGCGATCTGTGCGATCTGCTTGAAGGTAAGACCGTCAAAGATGCCGCCGTCTCGGTGCTTGGGTACGTAATTCCACATAGCGTGTTCTCCTGTTGTCATTGTTTTACCGGGGAATCCTTAAGCAATCCCTAAAAAGGAATTTCGTCATCGGGCTCGGAAACGGGAACCTTTTTCACAAATGCAGGCTTGATTGAGCCAGCCAGCATGGTGGGAGATTTATCCCAGAAGCTGACTTCCCACTTAATCCCGTCCTGGTCAGTGTAGGTTCCCCGCCAGTCGGGCGCTTTAGGGTTGGTCTTGGTCTTTTCCTTGAACACGGAAATGTCGCCGGGGCGTTGTTCGTAAGCCATCATGTCCTCGCAAATGCTCGTTCGTTCGATTGTAAGGTGCGCCAAGCTTCAAAAGTCGCAGACGCTGCGTCCCTTCGATCCTTGGCCGTAAAATATGATTCAGCGTTCAGGCGGTATTGATTCAACGCCTCCTGGTAAGCCTCGGATCGAAGAGCGTCTCGCTCTCGGGCGGCTTCGGTTGTAGCGTTTGATTGACCGGCGACTTGGGCAAGGACGACTTTGAGGTGCTTTTCGCTCCACTCGTAAGCCGCTCTTGCCCGTGCTGCGTCGGGGGACTGGAGGATGGCGAGACAGTGCCTGACGGTCTTATCGTCCACACTGAACTCGGCCACAATCTGGTTGCCTCCGCTATTCATGCCTCGGCCAATCGGTCCAGGATTTCGTTCCGGCGCTTCTCCACCTCATTGGCGGCAGCGTCGGGCCAGCTAACCGGCATCTGACCCCAGAACCTTTCCATCTTGGCCCACCACGTGTCTAGATCCTGTTCGGTGTCGCAGCCGTTGATGGCTGTTATGATGCGGTCCCAGTCGCCGTCCTTCTTCGCCTGTGCGCTGGATTTCTTTGCAGCAGGAGCTGGGCCGGATGCTGCGTTGCCGTCATCATCCTCCGGTGCGGCCCC